GCGCGTATATCCTGGTCGCCAGTCAGCTAGGCTTCCAGAGGGGCGGGTGACATCCCCACAGTTTCTGCCGGTTTAGGCGCTGGCAAGGCGCTTTGCGGGGCTAGATTTTGCCGCGAATGTCGGCGCGCATCTGTCCACCAAGGCAGCTTTTTCGCTAGTCCCCGGCCAAAGCGCCAATTCGCGTAACCGTTCTTGAAATGGACACGGATTCCGGGTATTGGAATCTCGGGAGCGTCGCTTGGGACTAGCAGGCGGCGTTCCCAACCCGTTTAGCATATGTTCCACGTATGTTCTACGCGGTAATTCCGATTGAATTGGCGGAACTAATCGTGAACAGCGATTAATCGCCCCGGTCGTCGATCTTCGCCCCGTCCTTGCTTACGTCGATCTGGAGCCTGCGCCCCATTGCCCAGCCCATTGCGGTCATCCCGACAAGGATTTGAACGTGGGCGGCAATAGCCAGCCAGAACGACAGCTTGGTATCACCGCTAACGAGGTAAACCCCGGCGGCGGCAAACAGCGTCATGACAACGCAGCCGCCTAGGATGGCAAAGAACGCGAAGGCCCTGCGCCCGTCATGTGTATCAACAGGTGGGAGTTTCATTCCGCGCCCTCCGCAATCTGCTGGCCTAGGAACTGCTGGGCAAGCTGTAGCAAGCCAAGGCTCCCCAGCGCGTCAATATGGCCTAGAACGCCCGTGTAGAAGCTGCCCCCGCCCTGCATCGCATAGACCAGCGCGTCGGCTTCGTATTCGCCTTCCTCTATGCCGTCCGCCAGCTTGCGGAGCATTTCGGGAATGTTGTTAAGGTTGTTTACCGGAAGGGGGACAACGTTAAGGGTCATGTCAGGGCTTCCGGTAAAGAGCGGCCTCGGCTTCACGGCGGCGGACTAGTCCCGGCAGCACCTTGCCCCCGCCCTTGTTCCACCGGGCGAATTGACCGGCAGCGCCTTCGTAATTGCCTTCAAGGTGCATCCGGCGCAGCGTCGAGCCTTTCAGCGCCGTTTCGCCCACGTTGAAGCAGAACGACACTAGCGCGCTGTATTGGTTATCCGTGGCTGGGGCACATTCCTTGGCAACGTAATCCTCAAACCGGCGTAGATCGGAACGCAGCAGTTCTTCGGCCTGGTCCTTCGTAATGGTCATGCCGGGCTTAACGTGCGGGCCGGTTGAACCGTAACCGATGGTCCAGACTTTTGCGGGGCAGAGGTATGAGGTCAGCTTGCAACCTTCGAATGCTTTGACCAGTTCTAGGCCGTCCTTATTGATTGCGCGGCGGGTCATAGGGCTTGCCTCCATGTTGTTGGGATGGTATGGAAATGCGACCGCCCTTCGAGGGCTTGGCCGAACAAGTTTGCACTGCGCAGACCGGTGACGCGGATGTGAAAGCCATCCGATTGCAGTGCAGAGCCGGTTGCAAACGGCGCTGGCGGTGGAAGCCCGCTAAACCCGACCGCTAAGGGCAATCACCGTATCCACCAGCCCCCCGCATACGTCCTTGACGCTCTCCCCGTTACGGATGCGCTTGGCAGCTAGGGTAAGGATACGGGCGGCAGCTTCACCGGATTGCGTGGCCTGATAGTCCGCAGGCTCGGCAGCGTGAACGCGATCCATAGGCGTTCCAAAGGGCGTCATTCGACCTCCTCCGTATCGTCCACCACAATCAGCGGAACGGGCGGATAGTATGCCGCGACAACTTCCGCGCTCTCGGCTTCCTTGCCGAGAAAATGGTAAGGTAGCTTAAACAGGTTTTGCATTGCCCATGCTCCATGATCCGCACGACTGGCACTGATACCGCTGCCGGACGCTGGCCTTGGTCCGGTAGAAACCCCGCGCCTGTGTCCGCGTCGATCCGCAAGACGGGCAATCGCGCGGCTGTATATCCAGCCCCATGAACGGGTGGCTGTGAATATAAGGCCGCACCCGATCATAGACCGCTTCGGTCAAGCGAACGTCCCCGGCGCAATACTTAGCCATGCGCTTCTGTGCGGCTTCGTCCCCGTCCATGACCTTAAGCCACAGTTCCAGGCCTTCATGCTTGACCTTGCCGCCTAGCCCTAACAGCGGGGCGATGTAGTCCAGTTTATTCGATATGAAGCCGAGACGCCTAACCGACTTGTAAATGTCGATCTGCGTCACCTGCGGGGCGGGCGGCATACCAGCTAGGAGAAACTCGCCCTGTAGCTTGGGAAGGTCGAACGCGGCACCGTTATAGGTTGCCACCCCGTCCGCTTCACAGAGCGCGTCATGGGTGGCCTGTAGCATTGCATCCCGGCCATGTTCCCAAACGCTGTAGACCGGCGCTTTCCGTTCGCCGTGCCATTTAAGCCCGACACAGATAACGCCGCCGTCTTTCAGGATTTGCTTATGGCCGATATGCTGGTCGCGTATCCCGAAGGACGCGACAATGGCAGGCTTGGTTTCTATATCTAGAAACAAGACCCTTGGCTTGGGTGCTGCAATAAGTCACCTGTCAGCTTGAGAGGTATTTAATCAGGCCCGCCACGGCGGCGGAAACCACCCCGGCAACCGTTACGATCACCTTCCACGCGCCCCGGCGTTCGGTTTCAGCAGCCTTTAGCGCCTCAACGTCCCGCTTGATCTCGCGCAACTCGTTCTTGATCTCCTGGAACCCTTGCGACACAACTTTCTCCAAGGACTCCAAGCCCGCCTCCATGCGGCCAAAATCGCGGTGCAGGTCTTCGTGGTTGGTCATTACGCCAGTTCCACCAGTTCAACGGTGAACAGGGACGTCGAGCGGTTGACGTTCAAAGCCCCGCCGCTGTTCTGCGTGGCTTCAAGGCGCACCGTGTCATTCAAGGCAAGGCTGACCAGAATGTCGCCTGCGACCGTAGTAACCTCGCCGTTGACTGCGGATGTAGCAAAGATGCTGCCCGCGAAGGTGCCGCCGTTCTTCAGCAGGTTAATCTTGCGATAGCCGGTCGCGTTGCTGGCAAAGGTTACTGCGAACGAAATACGATAAAGGCCCGCAATCTTTGCGGTTACAGCAGCAGCAGCAGCCGCATGGGCAGCGGGGCCGTCGATCTGTTCCGTTCCCCAAGTTAGGTCAGTTGGCGTTGCGTCTGGGATCGACTGGTTGCTGTTATCGCTAAGCTGGGTGCGCCAAGGGGTAAAGCCAACAGTCGGCGCGGTCACATGGCCCAGTGAACGGCAGTTGTGCAGTTCATTCAATAACAGGCTGGAGCCGTCATAGGTGCCATCATAGCGGTAGCCGTAGACCAGAAACCCGCCACCCGTATTGTCGATGGCGTCACAGTTGCTAAAACGAATGCCGCGCGGCCAGCCAATCGAAGCGGCCTGTTCGGCGATATAAAAGCCATAGTTCGAGGCTTGGTGTTCGCCGGTCGCGTCGATGGCCTTGCAGCCCGTTACCGTGATGCGCTGGGTGTTTTTGGTGGTGTCTGCAGGTGCGCTTGAACTACCGGAGAACGCAAAGCCCGCCAGCCCGAAGTTGCGCGCCACACAGCCAGACACCGCAATGTCGCGCGCCACGTTGGCGAACTTGAAGCCATAGGTGCGAACGCTGTTTGCCTGATTGCCCGTAACCGACAGGCCGACATTGCCGTTGGTATTTGTTACCGCATCATAGGCACCGGAAAAGTCGAAAGCCTGGTCAACATCCGTCACCACGTTTCCGGTTATCGCGCTGTCCCGCAGTTCAAAGAACAGCATCCCGCGCGAGTAACGGCGGGTCGAAACCCCGGCAAGCCGCGCCCGCAGGTTGCGAACCACATTGCCCGAAATGACCATGTTGGTGGACTGGCTAACGTCAATGCCGTTCTGGCAATCATTGCTGATCGTGCCGTCAACAATCCGATCATAGACAACGTTTTCTGAGATAACGCCATAGCGGCAAGAGCGGACATAAATGCCGGTCCCGTTACCGTGGCCGGTGGCCTTGCAGCGGGTGATCGAAACGCGGTCATTAAAGGTAACATTCGGGCTGGCGCTGGTGACTTTCAGGCCCGCGCGGCTGCTATCGTCAACCGAGCCGGTGCTTTCCACCGTCCCCATGTTGAAGGTGACATTATCAATCGACCAGTCCGAGAGGTTGGCAATGTAAAGCAACGCCTGCTGCACAGCCATTGCCGCTGTGCTGGACCATTTCAGGGTGCAGTTGGACAACCCCTTGAAAGAGGATGGAGCCAACTGCGAACTGATTGCATAGGTGCGCCCGTTGCCGTCCACGGGCCGACCGGATTGCAGGGCGTTAAGCAGGGCGGTGTAATCATCAGTCACTCCATCCCCAACCGCGCCGAAGTCCTCCGGCGAAACAGCGTCCCGCAGCTTGCCTTGCACCGTGCGGGCGGTTGCCCCGGTGCCGGATTGCGTAAAAGTGACAGTGCCGGAATCGACCGCGCTGGCAACCGGGTCATGGTCATAAACCGTGGTTGCGCCCGTGCTGTTCTTCAGGACCGCGCGATAGGTGACTTCCGGGTCAAGATAGATCGCTGGGAACAGCCCCGCGCTGTCAGCTTCGACCGGGTTGGAAAGCGGCGTTACAAGGTCGCTGCCTTCGTAAACGTCAACCGGCGTCGTGGTGCCGGTCTGGTAGAAGTAAAGCTTGGCTCCGGACAGCGGGTTGTTGTCGCTATCGGTCGCCCGCGCGGGGTTCGTGAACAATTCGGCCATGTGTGGTTTTCCAACAAAAAGGGCCGGGGTTTCCCCCAGCCCTGAGCTGTGTTATTGTGCGGTATGAGCAGTATTTTTTGGGCCGCCTTTGCTAAGGCGATTATCCTTGCACTGATTGTCGGCGTTACTGGGAAGGAGTTGTTCCCGGCAAAGACGCCGCCCCGGTGGCTGCGCCGATTTTACCAAGCAATTGCTGGAGCCTTGGATCGGCTAGCCGCTGGCTTCCGCGTCCTGGCTTCGTCAAAACCCGCTGACCAGCCTTCGAGTAAGCCCCCAGCAGAATAGCGGAAAGCGCAAGGCCGGTGCCGGTGCCATAGGCCGCGCCAGTGCCGGGGTCGCCAGCAACAGCGCCGCCGCCCGTTCCGATAATCCCGCCAGCGCCCGCAGCGCCCAGAACAAGACGCCCAGCGGTCCCGCTGTCTGGAACCTTGTTAGGCAGGACCGCTTGCCCAGCCTCGCCAAATTCGCGGAACTGGCGAGGGCCTGAAGCGGCGCTCATTGCGCCTTCATACTTCTTTGCATTGGCCGCATCGGCGGTGTTAAGCTGGGCCGGGGTAAACATGCTATCGGGCTGGTTCTTACCCTTCAGCGTAGCGTCGGCCAAGATTGAAACCCTGCGGTAAGCCTGCTTGGCGGCGTTATACTTCGGCACAACGTCGGGCGCTTGCCGCTTGAACAAGCCGAAAACGGCATTCTCGGTGCTGTCAATTGCCTCGCCAATCTTCTTGTAGAACGCTGGCTCTGACTTCTTGTATGCCGCCTTCAAGTTCCGCAGTTCCTGGCTGATGATCTGCATTTCCTCGCCGGTCAGGTTGTTCTTGCCCTGCTGCATATGCGGGCCAAGAATGTCCGCTACCTGTTCCGACAGTTCGGGGCCGACGCGGCGGATTGCCATAACCTTGGTCGTGGCCTGCGTCATTTCGTTCGCAAAGGATGCGTCGGCCTGAACCGAGCGGCCAGCCAGTGCATCCTGGAAAGCCTGCTGCACCTTCGCTTGCGCATTGGCGACAGCATCCTGCCCCACTTCGCCGTTAAGCTTCTGACCGATAGGCTCAAGCGCCTTGTCAAAGGCTTTGGCGTTGAAGTTCTGGACGGTCTTGGCGCGGGCGGCGTTGACGGAATCGCCCACAACCGGAAGCCCGGATAGCCGGTCCTCTACGCCCTTTACTGCTGCGCCGACACGGCCAGATTGGCCATACGTCTGTCCAACGGTCAGGTCGCCGACCTCATTCATCATTTGGCGCGTGGCTGGATCGCGGACGCCACGTGCCAGAGCGTTGACGCCCTGCCCTGCAGCGCGGCCAGCAGCATTGCCGCCAGCAGCAAGCGCCGCGCCAAACAGGGCATTTGTGCCACGGTTCTGACCGGGGTTGTCGGCCATCCCCGCGCCATTTGCCGCGCCGTAACCGGCATCAGCCGCGAACGAGCGGATGACGCCGCCAGGAGCGCCGAGGCGAGCCAGCATGGCCTCTCCAGCCAAAGACCCTATGACGCCGCCAGAAACTTCCCCCAGCGTGGTCGCTGTAGGGCTTTGCTGTGCGGCAAGGTCCATTGACAGGCGAGCGCGCTCCGGGTCGGCCTGAAGGTTGTCTAGGGTGTTACCCGAAAGGAACTGACCAGCGCCGATAGCATAGGCCCCCGGCGCACTTCCCCCAATAGCCGTGGCGGTGCGCTCAAAGTCGGAAACCGGCTCATAGCGATTTGCGGTAAACGGGTTCCAGCCCGGATTCTTGCGGGCATAGTCCAGCGTTTCAGCGTTCGGGATGATCGGTGCTGCGCCCTTCGATTGGGCATAGGCGCTAATCTCATCAATCGACCGGCCTGCATTGAGCATGGCAAACAGTTCGTTTGCAAGGTTCGGATCATTTACGGCCCGCATTCCGCCGCCTGCGGGGGCCATAGGTTGACTGCCTCCCCCGCTAGCGCCAGGCATACCGGGCTGCATCAGCGGCGGCGGTTCCTTGGCGGGGCTATCCTCTAGGCCCGTCCAGTTGGCCGGGGGAAGGCCAGCGGCTTTTCGATTGGCGTCAACACGCCCCCGAAGATTGCGCAACTTTTCTTCAATTGCCGCATCCCAATTGCCTGCCTGCGGCTTATTGGCTTCGGCAAACTGCTTGGCTTCAAAGTCTGACTGAGAACCGACACCCGGAACGCGGAAAGCCGCGAGGCCCTGATCGGCAAGACCAGAACCCGCCGAGTCGAAGCGGCCAGCCTCCGGGCCTACGCCATCAAGCAGACCAAAAGCGTTCCAGAGGCTTTCATCGCGAATGCCTGCGGCGTATAACTCTTGGACCCGGTTGATCTGCGGGACAATGCTTTCTAACGTTGCTATCCGGCTTGCGCCCTTGGGGTCTTCATCGCCACCCGGCATAGCCTTTACGTCGCCTTCAGAGCTTACCAAAACGCGAACGCCGTTGCGGACATCTTCGCGCCAAGTGGTCTTAGGCTCGTTCGGCTTATCGGGCTTCGGCGGTGCGCCATAGACCGGGCCAGAAGGCGCGCCAGTAGTAGGCTGCTGCCCGCTCCAATTCATTTCCCAAGGATTCTGTGCCATTAACGCGGCTCCATGTGGACGTGATCGCCCTCGTTGATTACTTTTAGGTGCGGGTTCAGGCGGGCCAACTCAGCAGCATAAGCGGCCATGCTCATACCCTTGGGCGGGACGCTATCGCGGGCCTGTCCGGAAAGGTGATAGCTGTTCTTGACACCGCCCACTGCTTGATTGCGGGCAGGACTGCGCAGGGTGCTAGTCACCTGTTCCCCCGGCAATCCTACTGCGCGAAAGGGCCATTGCCGCCGGGCTGGCCTCCTGCCGGTTCCCATGAATTGCGGTCGTTTGGATTGCCGCCTTTGAAGCGATAGCCGCCAACGACAGTGCCGGGAGCGGGGCCGCTGTTGACCGGAGCGCCAGCGGTAAAGCCCCCAGGATTAGGTGCAACAATCGTATTGGTCTGCCCGGTCATGGGGTTATAACCCGCGACACCGCCACCCTGAGTATAGGGGATGGTTTTTAGCGCCTCTGCCTCGATCCGCTTGCGCATCGCGTCGATAAAGACCGGGCTGTTCGGATTGCGATGCTCTGGCGGAAGGGTAAGCATGACCTCCTTCGCCGTATTAGTCAGCATGTCCTTGCCTTCCGGCGTCTCTATCGCGTCAACAATAAAGAGCTGAGTCTGCCGCCACTTTTCAAAATCAGGCGTTCCGGGCTGCGGCATTCCGTTCAAGGGGATGCCCAATTGTTGAGCCGCGCCGATAGCCTGCTGCGGGTCGGTCCCTGCCTGCTTGAGAAGCTGGCGGAAGGTCGCGGCCTGCTTCTGCTGCTCTTCACGCTGAAGCTTCGCCTGCTCCACCTGCCGCTGCTGAAGCTGGCCAAACAACTGCGGATTATAGCGGGCGATGGTGGCCCAATCCTTGCCAATGTCGCGGTTGTGTTGATCGCCAATGCCGGGGGTCATGCCGCCCGGATTCATCGGAGGAAGCGGCAAGCCACCCGGTTGGCCTGGAACGGTCGGCGCACCCGTTGGCGCACCCATAGGCGCGGGCTGTCCGCCTGGAACGGATTGACCCGGAATTTGCCCGGTCAGGATGTTAGCCGTTGCCTTGCCCACGCGGCTGTCAACGATGTTCTGCCCGATCTGCTGGCCCATCGCAAAGTAAGCGAGGGGATTGTTGTTCTGGGCGGCACCGCCCCAATTGATCGCCATGTGTTTACCCCAGCTTCAGAAGGCCGCCGCCAAGCATCGAAAGCGCGTTGCCGAACGGGTTGGTTTTTGCGAGTGCGGCGTTCGCAAGGTTGTCGCCCTGCTGCATCTGGATATTCGCCAGATTGTTGCCGAGGCTCTGCGATACACCAGCTTGGGCCGATGCCGCCGAAAGGCCCTTATTGGCCTGCCCACCAAGCATGTTGAAGTAGTTGCCAAACTCGTTGCTGGCGAAGTTCTGGCCGTATTCGGTTGCCGCCTTCATGGCCGCACCGGATTTGATCGTTCCCGCCCCTGCGTAGCCCGAATTAAGCGCGTTCATGCCCTCGCCAAGCCGGAACTGATAGCCGGTCGAATTGCGGAACTGGTCAAACGCGGCCCGCGCTGCATCGGGATTTGACGAAGCCGCAGTTGGTCCCGCCTGCATCTGCTGGCTCGGCAGCAAGCGGCCCTCGCCCTGCCCATACTGCCCGTAATGGAACTGGCCATAAGCGCCCATGTCGCCGCCGAACTGCCCGCCAACCCGGCCAAATTCGGCCATCAGGTCGGGATTGGAGCGGACGTAAGCCGCGTATGGATCGCCGCCCGCCATCTGGCCCATCTGTGCCGGTTGCGGATTGCCAAGCCCCAGCAAGGCGTTCATCTGGTTATTGGCCGCAAGGCCCGACGATTGCCACGGCGCAAGGGCCGCCGCGCTCTTGTCGTAGTTTTCCCGCAGGACCGCCGCAGACTGGTCGGCAGCGTATTGCGTGGCGTTTGCCGCCTTGCTTGCCGCCTTGTTCTGCGAAATGCCAGAGGCGACAGCCCCAGCACCGGCCAAGCCAATGCCGACCGCCGCAAGCGTTCCAATTGCCATGTTTAAAGCCTCTTGATGTAAGAGTTTTCAGAAGCGCGATACCCGCGCCGTTCGTAAAGCTTGCCCATCCGGTCGCCGTTCAGGCGGGCCAGGGACTTCATTTGCCAAGTGGTGCAGCCGCGTTCCCGTGCGGCGTTTTCAAGCCCCACAAGCAGCTTCAGGCCGGTAGATTGCGGGGCCTTGTCGGATACCCACCAGAACAGCTCCTCACCGCTCAAGTGGTCGCGCTTGAAATAGACCGGCGAGACAATCCCGGCGCACATGCCGACAATCCCGCCGAAGTCAGCCACCAGAATGATCGCAAGGCCGGTGTCCATGAAAGCCCGCAATGAGGCTTCGCAATCGGCTTCGTCATATTCCAGAACGTCAGACCAACCAGCCCGGTCGAAAAACGCCCGCCCCAGCCTTGCAATCTCCGGTAGATCGCTAGCCGTGGCGGGCCGGATCATGGGATAATGCCGCCCACGCCCGGCGCGCCCACATAGTTGCCATCGGTGTCAGGTGCCGCCGCCGCAGGGGTTGTCACCGAGCCGACCAGATGCCGGTCGCCAGTCTGCGCCGCCGTGGTTTCCGAGGTGGTCGTTTGATAGGTAACGGCCCCGCCAGCGCGTGAGGGCTGATCGTAATACACGTAATAGAAGGTCGAATAGGCCCGCCCGGTCAGGGTTGCGCCCGTCACCGCTACGCTTGTCCCGTCCCCATATACCCGCGTGTGGCCGCTAATCGTAATGCTGGTATCAGCCCCGGCGTCGGCTGCCGTAATGGTTGCGCCCGTAACGCCCGAATTAGCCAGCGCCGAATTAGCCGCTGCATCATCTGCCGCGCCCTGTGCTGCTACAGCCGCTGCATCTGCCGCCGCCGCCGCCGCATCCGCAACCGCCGCCGCTGCATTGGCCGCATCAGCCGCCGCTTGAGCTGCAATGACGCTGTTTAGCGCCTCCTCGATGGTCTGCATCGCGGTATCCCAGTTTTGATGGAATGCCGGGTGAGGCGTCCCGCCTTGCTCCACAATCGGAAACAGGCGTTGCATCCGGGGCAGTTTAATCGCCATCAGATGCCCCCGAAGCCTTCGTTGACCACCACATCAGAAACGCGGAAGTCCACCGGGGCGGTCACGCGAAATTCAAGCAGCACACCGGGCCGCGATGCCATCCCGCAAGCCAGCCATTGCACCCGCTTGCGGTATTCGCCCTGTTCGCCAAGGGTGGCCGTGCGCCAGTTGCTCCAGGTCTTGCCCGCATTGCGCGATGAACGCATTTCAATTGTCGGGTTGGCATAGGTGCCGGTCAGATAGCCCGTGGTGCCGGGGTTGGTCCGCAGGCTCACACTTGAAAGGATCAATCCGCCCGCTTCAAACGGCGCACCGGCCCTAAATCGGCGCTCTAACGTGGTGCCAATGTCTTCCCATGCCGCGCCCCATTCCAGCGTCTTGCCGTCAATGGATGAACCGAACACACCGCCCGAAAAGCACTGCGGCACAAAGTTGTCGGCTTCGGCGCTTTCAAACTGCGACCACAGCCGCGAGCGGTAGCTATAAACCCACGTTTCGGCGTCCAGCGTCAGGGCCAGAAACTCGGTGCCTTCAAGCTGGAACGTCCAGAGACGAACGCTTGCCGAGGCTTCAATCTTGGCTTCCAGACCCGGCCCCGAAACAACCTGATCGGGGCTTTCAAGGCATACCTGGTTGGTATCGGAAACCCATGCAAAGGACGGGCCAAACAGCGTTGCACAGCCGGTCCCGCGAATGCCCTTGCGGTAAGTCCGGCCCTCTAGCACCTGAAACGGCAGGTCCGGATCGGAGGTGTTGGGCCAAAACTCGACTGTTTCACTTCCGAACAGGATCAGCGAGTCCGACCAGAACAGAATATCCTTGAGCCGGTCGGGCTGCTGTTCCGCCGTGGCGAACGATAGCGCGTCAATCGTGGTGGACAGGACGTCCGACCAGTAGAATTTCTCGGTATCGGCGCGAATTGCAACCAGGCGCGAACCGCCCACCACAACCTTCAGCACGTTTGCACTATCGGGGAACGACAGGGCGCTAAGGGTTGCCCCGTCATAGCCAAAAATCGAGCCGCCGCCCGCTGCAAACAGGTAATCCTCAAAGCCCGCCATAAAGAACGGGCCAGGTCCATTAACAGGGCCTAGCGAGGTGCTGGCGTTGTAAAAGGCATTCCCCGAAATGCCGTATAGGGTGCTGTCCAGAACCCCGTCGGCCTTGAACAGTGCTTTAACCGGGCCTGCGCCCATATCCACTTCGCGGTCAGACAGGCCGGGGCGCGACTGCAACGCAATGCCGGTGGCCTCCGTAGGGGCTTGCTCGGCGAACATATTGACAACCGGAAGCTCCGGAAGGTCGCCGCGCGTCCGTTCCGTTGCGTTGGTGCCGAATTGCAGGCGCATCAGTAATAGACCCCCGCCGCACGGTCTTCCGGCAGGTTCGCGGTCTTGATGAGCTGCATCCCGCGAAGGGCGTTTTGTGCGGTCTTGATGCTGATCGGCAGGTCATACAGGTCGGCAATCTCAAGAATGAGGTTGGCCTTGATCGCGCCTTGAAATTCCGGCTTGCAGTAGATCACCGAGGCTTCCACCAGCGGGAACGCGGCCCCTACATCGGCCCCGGTCCACTTCCACGACAGCAGCATATCGTTAAGCCGTTCGATGGCGTCCGACATGGCCGAGGCTTCCGGCGTTTCGTCCTTCCCATAGACCTTGCGCAGCGCAAATTCGCACACATCGCGCGCCGTCATGCCGGTCGCGTCAACGGCCACAATCGGCAGGTAAACCTTTTCGCTAAACTCCTCACCCTGATCGCTTACAGCGGTGAAGGTGAAGGTTGCGGTGGTGGCCGCCGTGCCTCCCGAAACAAACAGCACAACCGCGTTGTCGTCGATTGCCTCGCTGTCAATCGTCGCGCCGGAGGCGGAAACGGTATAGCTTGCCAGCCCGTCACCGGAGGCAAGCGCCGGGGTCCAGGAGTAGCGATAAACCGCTCCCGGTGCCTTGGCAGTCCAAGTCAATGCCATGTCTATCTCCGAGAACTGGCCCCGCGCCCGCCGCGCGAACTGGCCGCGCTACGGTTGAACGCCGCCCCCGCCGCGATGCGGTTGCCTCTATCGTTAGCAACGCCGCGAACGGGCCTGATTTGCAGAAACCGCGCCACCATCGTTCCAGACGGGGCAAATGTGATTGTTACCGTGCCGCTGATCGGCGTGAGCGGCGGGACCATTGACCCCGCAGTAATAAACGTTGCGCCGGTAGCGCCGGACAAGGCCCCATTGCCCGCCAGAACGCCGCTGGGCGCGAAAGTAGCGGTTAAGCTGCCTGTGAGCGCCCCGGTGCCTGTAAGCGCCCCTGCGGCGCTAAATGCCGCGCTAGAGCTACCGCTTGCAGGAACGAAGCCCTGTAAAGTCCCCGCCGTAGTGAAAGCAGGTGAGGTAGATCCCGACAGCGCGCCCCGACCGGCCAGATTGCCCGCCGTGGTAAATGCCACCGAAACCGCGCCCGAAGCCTGCGCAAGCCCGAGGATGGTGCCCGCAGTCGTGAATGTCGGGGCGGTTGAGCCGGACAAGGCCCCTGTGCCGCGAAGTGTCCCCGCCGTGGTGAATGCTGGCGCGGTTGAGCCTGACAGCCTGCCCGCCCCGGTTATTGCCCCGGAGGTCGTGAATGCTATCGTGGAAGTACCCGAAGCCGCCGCCGTTGCCGTGCCGGTTGCCGAGGTGGTGAATGTTGCCGAGGTGGTGCCACTTAGAGCGCCCGTTCCCCGGAGAGTGCCTGAAGTCGTGAACGTCGGGGCGGTCGAGCCAGAAAGCGCGCCAGAACCCGTTAGATTGCCGCTAGTCGAAAATGCAACGGTTGAGGTGCCGGACATGGCACCCGAACCGCCCGCAAGTTGTGCTGCCGCAGCCTGTAGCGGCTGAAACAGCCAGCTCATTTACGCCACCTGCCGGATGGACCAAAGAACCGTAATCGTCCCAGCCAGGGCGTCGCAGGTAACGTCCCAGCCGTTCATCAGAACAAGCGAGGGGCTAACCCAAATCGGGCTAGACTGCGCACCAGTCAGGATTGCCTCATAAGCAATCCGCTGGGTGTCCGCGCTGCGCACCTTTTCATAAATGCGGATTTGCAACTGGTCGCCGGCAACCATGTCGGACAGGTCAAGCCACACCTGAAAAACGCCGTCAGTCGTCTGCGCGTCGCCCGTGTCGTAGCTGGTATCGGTCGCAAGGCTCCATTCGGTCGTGCTGACCGCCTCGGTGCCGGTGATTAGTTCAACTATTGCCATTAGCGCGCCCTCGCCTCACGAGCGGCCAGTGCGCGCTTCGCCTTCACTTCAGGTATAGCCCTGTGTCGGTGGTGAGCATTTGCCTGGCACTGCTTGCAAATGCGCTTGCCTCGCCAAATCCGAGTATTCGGATGAGTGAACGCGTGACCATGGTTGCAGTGCGTCTTAACCTTGTTGACCGCCGTAATGCCTACACTGTTCTCAACCGAGTTTTGGCCCCGCGTCACAACCCGTAGATGGTCGACATTTACGCAGGCGCGATTGCGGCAGATGTGGTCAATACACATTCCTTCCGGGATTGGCCCATGCGCCCTCGTCCATGCCCAGCGGTGTGCAAGCCACGTTGCGCCATCGACTCTTTTCTGCGCATACCCGTCTTTATAGACTGGCCACGGCGAAGACTCGCAATCGGTTATCGCCATGTCAGCCTCCGATCCCGATCACAGTCGCGTTGTAGCCCGTTACCGGCGCGGCATTGTTGCGGCCCCTGATCCAAATCTCGGCCCCGGCAGGAACGGGCCAGAAACATTCACCGCAGGATTGGTTGGGAGCGAACGCATCGCCCGCAATTTCAGCGGTTGTCGAAAACATCAGTTGGCGGGTGATGACCTTCTTGTTGGTCACATCGCCCACCGCGACATCGATGTAGGTCTGGTGTGCCGAGGTCGTGCCGTTGTCGATCTGCACTCCAAGCTGCCACCACCACAGCGGGGTCGTCGTGGTGCCTAGGCTAACGTAAGTCCCGTCGGCGGCGTTGCCGGGTGTGAAGCTGGTCCCGTTGCTGTTGGTGATCGTGCCAAAAGTCTGGCTGATAGCGCCGACCGGCACGTTCTGCGGGTGAGTCGGCTGACCGTAAAACTTTACGCAAACGCGAACCGTCCCCGCCGTGGCGTTGCTGCCCTGAACGCGGACCGCAACGCTGGAACCGGCCTTGATAAAGAACGGAAAGCGGAAATTGCGCAAACCCGTGCCTAGTGCCGCCGTGCTGCCACAAGCTACGTTCGATATGATCGCTGTGTAGCTGGTGCCACCGGCAGGATCGACACCGATGTCCAGAAGGTGCATTTTTGAAGCGGTCGAAGTTGAACCGCCCAGCACTGCCAGCATGATCCAGTAGCAGTCCTGCGCGATGTTTGCGCTTGATGCCACCTGCGTCCACCCGCCTTCGCCGTTAGACGCGCCCGGAATAACCGAGGTTCCCGGCGTAGTGCTGGGGTTTGCGCCCCAGTTGTCATAGGTGAAGGCGTAACCCGAGAGGCCAGCGGGAAGCAGCATCAGTCAAGATTCACATCAAGTTCGCCGATGGCAAAGCTGGGCGTGATGCCGGAGCTAACCGACAGCGTAGCGCCCAGCGCACCCTTGAAGAACAGATTACCCGCGCCAGAAGCGTCCGAGCCAATGCCAAAATGCGTAATCGAGTTAGTGCCGCCAGTGCAGGCCGGGAAGTTGATCGCCGCCGCGTTGGAGGCGTTCGCGCCCGATACGGTCCAGCCCGCACCCGAACGCGCCACGGCAACGCGGGCATAACTGGTGTAAGTCGCCTCGCTGCTGGTCTGGCTGCCCGTTTCGGTCGGGTCGGCGGTATGCAGCGAGATATAGAACGAACCCGCCGAGGCGCTGTTCTGAAGGCCCGCAGCATCGCCCACGTTTGCGTGGTCGGTGTTCGTAAAATACAGGTTTAGAAGCGCGGTTTCAAACGCGTTGGTAGCACTCATGGCTTATCGTCCTTTAGGGATTATCAGGAAACGTTATTCGAGCCGCCGCTGCCGGGGTTGTCGGTTGCCCAATTGATCGCGCCGCTGCCGACCGCGCCCGCGTCGAAGGCGCCGCCGAGGTCAGCAGGACCGCCCGCCTTCATATCCAGCATGGTGAATACATCGGCGCGGGAAAGCGGCTCAAAGGTCGGGCCGTCGAAAGTCCCGCTGTAAGCAAGGGTCGCGCCCTTGTTGCCGCTGGTGATGTTGTCGGTCAGCGTCGGGCTGCCGCCGATGTTGTATGTATCGGCAATATTGCGTTCAAGGCGATGCGTTCCGCTGGTCGTGCCGTTCGAGCCGGTGCCAAGCGAAAGCTGGGCAATGTTTCCGGTCAGGTTAGCATCCGACTGGATCACCGTATTGTTAAGCGCCACGCCGGTCTTGCAGTTCTCAACTTGGATAGGCCAAGTGCTCCCCGATGTCACAACTACGTTCCCGATAAGGGTCGGAATGAAGAAAAACCCGCTATCGACGCCGCTTGCCTTGTAGTCACTGAGGAAGATGCCTTGACCCAAGCCGCCGCGCGCCGTGCCGGGGAAAAGGATGTTGCGCGAGATATTGAAGATGCAGTCGGCCTTGGCGGTGTTGGTCGCCACCCCACGGATGGCATCCGGGTGCGGGGCGGCGCTGTCGGTCGATAGGCCAACGCAGTCCGATATTACGTTATCGTTGATGTTATAGGTCACGACATACCCGGCTTCTGTCGTGCTGCCCGCAGGAGAAGTCGTAATCGCATCCGAGTAGTAGTAGCGAATACGGTTTCCAGAAATTGTCCCGACCGCTGCCGCGCTCTGGCTGACTTTCATTACAACCGCCGAGCCGCTCCACTCGATCAGATTGTTCGTGACCGTGATGCTGCCGACCGCGTTGTCGTTCGATGAACTGGTGCGGACCAGGCTAATCCCGTTGTTCGGGTAGTTCGTGCTGGTGGCGTAGTTGCCGTTTGGATCGCCAGTCGCGCCACGAATATGGCAGCCATCAATGGTGATGCCCGCTGCGTTGTTGGCAGTCTCACCGATGATGTTAAACTTCGGCTCCGCAACCGCAGTCGTGCGCAGGCGACGGAAGGTAACGTTGCGCGTGCCGCGAAGGCTGAACTTGTCAACGTCCGCATAGGTCGAGGTATCTCGGCAGTAAATTTCCAGCCCGCCAAAGTCAGCCCGGCGAAGGCGGGTCGCTGTGCCGTCAACGCCGGTCGTGATCGTTGCGCCGGGGCGAATGGCAATCTTCTTGCCCGAAATTGTAGCGGTGCCCAGCGTGATAACCGTGTCCCATTCGCTGGTCTGGCGAACGTCCCACTCGTTAGTGGCAATCGTAATGTTGACTTGCTGGCCGTTGTCCAAAACCAGCGCGTAAGGGCCAAGGTTGAGGTTAGCCGTGTCGCCAGCGGCAGACGGGACGATATAACCGCCAGTAATGGTCCAGTGCCCGGAGGCATCGCCGCTGCTGATAGTGGTGCCAGCGACCGCAACGCCGCCGTGGCCCGCAATGGTCAGGTTGCCGAAAGTCGTTTCAACCGTTGACGGGGCAGAAGAAGCCCCGCCCCTTGACATCGCGTAATATATTAAGCGCCGCTTGCGCTTGGACCATTCTTCCATGCTCAAACAGCCTTCCGGAGACGCCCGCGACGGGGCTTTGCGGGAGCGTCGTCAACCGGCTCGACCGCTTCAAATTCAGGATTGCCAGCGATGCGGGGGCAATCGCACTCCGAAGGCTCGCGGCCTTCAAACGTCACACCGCTGATAGTGATGGAAGTGCGGCCATGCGTATAGGTGCCGATAAAGCGATACAGCATGACCGCGCTCCTTTTACGGGGTTACGTAGTGAACGACGAGCGTTGCGGTGCCAGCAGCGAAGGTCGCACTGGCGGCAACGATGGTGCCGATCACAACCGTCTCAGCGGTGATCGTAACCGGGCCGTCCTTCAGGGTGCCGTGCAGCGGCAGCAGAGTGCCACCTTCCGGCAGGTAGTCAGTCACGGCATCGCCAGTGCGCGGGCCGAAGTTGCCAAAGGCGTCCGGGTCCGTTGCGGTGCCGATGTCCATGTCGAAGGTTTCGGCTGCGTTGGTGTCGATGTCTTCAATGCGAAGATGACCGCCAAGCACAATCGCGCCCTTCGGCAGACGGCAAAATTCTACCGTATCTGCAATGGTCGGGTTTACGGCGAAGTCATAAGACCCGTAAGCAACGCACAGTTGCCCGCCGCCGCCGTTGCTATAAGCCGGGAAGGTCGAAGCCGCCCGGTTGTTCGTCAAGTTGTATAAAACTGCCATTTTACGGCCCTTTCAAAAGGGGGCAGACCGAAGCCCGCCCCCAAAAGTTCAAGTTACGGATTTTCAGCCGCAACAGCCGTCAGGATGGTCGGCGAACCGGTCGTGGCGAAGAAGCCGGTCACACAGCCGTGATCTTTCGTGTCGTCGGTATCACCAGCACCCGACCCGAAGATGATCTTGCGGACGCCGTAGATGCCTTCGATGGCGACGCCCTTCTTGTCTTCGTAGTCGAAGTTCTCGGTCACAGTGCGCCAGCGCTTTGCGTAAGCGATGGCAAGCGCCTGAGCGCCGCACAGGTAAACCGGGGTGACTTCAGCCGTGCCGCCGTTGCCGAGATTTTCGTAGATCGGCAGGTTGTCAGTTTCCTTGACAATCACGCCATTCCAGAAAATGTCGCCGCCTTCGAACAGCTTCGAGGCTTCCATCTGCACAACGGTCGAGGCCAGAACTTCGGTGTCCAGGCTGTCACGCAAGTCCTTGAAGGCGTGCGGGTTGGCGAAGGCAACGTAGTAACGCTTCCCGTTGCCGGGGTCGCGCATCGGGCGAATCTTCGGGTTGCAGGTCTTGGCCTTCAGCACCATGCCGTCCAGCGCCGTAGCGTTGAACTTGTCGCTGGTGGTGTCGAGCTGGGCAAGGTCCGCCGACAAGTCGGTGCCCGAACCGACGCCCGCGCCGAAGTAAACGCGGTCAAGGTTGTCCACCAGCCAAGCGTCACCAATCGCAGCGGTGCGATCGACAAACTTGGTGCCGTTGAGCGAGCCCAGCGCCTCGATGATGAGGTCGCGGGTGTCTTCCATCGACCAATCAAGCAGGGTAGCGCGGGCAGCGTTACGCAGGTCGATTGCCGACTTGACTTCGCTCATTTCAGCGATGCGGACAGCGTTACGGCGCTTATCGACATAGATGCGCATGGAGCGCGAAGCCATGTCTTCTTCAAACCCTTCAAGGGTCGAAGTGCCGGTAACTGCGGCGTTGTTAAGGCGGTTAACCAGGGCGATGGTAATCGAGTCACCGGCCTTCTTGGTCAGGTCTTCCTTGACCTGGATAACCGAGGTTTCAGTCGTCCCCATGAGCGACTTGAAGCCGCCGTCATGAAGGTATTCCTGGAAGAACTTGTCTTCCCACTGCTGGACCACCAAACCGGTGGCGGGAGTCGTGTCAGGCATTTCTAAAAATCCATCTGTTGCGGACTAGCCGCGTGTTGGGATGCAACGTCTCGCGACGTGGCGATCTGATTAGCCCAGCAACTCGTTGATCGACTTCGGCCCGGTCCAACCTGGACCAGAGCGGGAGCCGACGTTGCGGGCGGTTGAGAGTGACGGCGGGAGGCCGATTGCAGGGGCAGGGATTGCCTGCTGTTCTGCCATCAGTTCCTCGCGCAGTTTGGCCTTCAGCGTTTCGAGGTCAGTCGCCCCAAGCTCTTCCATCGTCGCCGCGTTCTTGGCGATCTGGTAAGCCTTGCCCCACGGGTCGGGGTCACTAAGGGCCTGTTGTGCCAAGGCAGGGTTAAGTTCGGCCATCTGAAGGAACTTGCCCTTCATATCGTCGAAGTCCTGCTTCTCGCGGCGGTTGAGCATTTCCGACATGTTCAGCACGGCATTCATATTTGCCTGCTGCACTGCGGTGGAAACGATATGTCCGCCGTAAGCCTGTTCGTCCTCCCATATTGAGGGAGGCGGTGCAGGTGGTTCCTTGGGTTGCTGTGCGGCCTGAATTTGCTGCTTAAGAGCTTCCAGTTCCTGCTCAAGCCTCTGGCGCTTTTCCCGTTCCTCTTTCAGCCCCTTAAACGTCTCGGGCGGCAGTCCTTGGTTGGTCGGCGGCACCTCTGCGGCGGGATCCGTTTCCGGTTCCGGTGCAGTATCGCCCGTTTCCTTGGGTGCAAATCGCCCGTGTTCGTCACGGGGTGGGCCGGTGTCCTCTACCTGTGGGGTTTCGGCTACTTCGGCGGTATCGGGATCGTCGTTGAAGAAGTCCTCAAGCGGTGTCTGTTCCATTGCTCTCACATACGCCCGTTAGGCCCGGCGGCGGCTCAGATACGCCCGTTGACCCGGCGGCGGCTTCTACGTCGTCACGACGTTGAACTGTGAACCAAATGCCCCTAACAGGCAGTCGGTCTTGCGCGGTCCCCAAGAGAAAAGCGCGGTATCCGGTAAGTTTCACTTGACCCAACCCTTGCCATCGCGCCGCCAGCCATTGGCTTCGGCTTTCGTGGCAATCCTGGCCTTGATCTCGTCGCCATAGCGCGCCCAAATGGCGGCACGGTCGGCCTCGCTCATTCGGCCCTGCATCAGCGCCCAAATGTCGGCCAGCATGGTTTCGCGGTCCATCAATCTGCCACCTGCTCAATCGCAATGCGAATGGCACTAAACGAGCCGTCAAACTCGCGCACCAGGATGGCTAATGCCTTCCCGTCCTCAATAATCTCAGCCTCGTAAAAGCGCGGCCAGCTCTCGACCGCCGTTAATGCGTCAGGCTGGGGCATTGACCGACTGCATACCGGCTTGCATCGCGTTCAGGGCAACGCCGGCCTGTGTCTCTTCGGCCTTGGCGTAGTTAAGGACCGTCTTGCTCTGGGTTTCCTCAACCTGCGCCTGCGCACCGGCCATCGCCAATTCCTGCTGCTGCATCATCGCCGGGTCAGGCGGTTGGCGCAGGGCTTCGAGCGCCTTTTCCTTGTCCTTGAAGGCCGAGTTGGCAAGCAAGGCTTCCCACAGGATCGGCTGAAGGTTCGGCGGCGCGCCGGGCAGCATCTTTGCCACAACGTCAAACTGCTCAGCCTGGATCGTCGGGGTGTCAACGCCCTCATCGACTACAATGTCAACGTCTAGCTCGGTTACGCTGTTTTCATAAGCCACCGGCATTTGCGACCGGGGATCAGCCTTCAGCGCCTGAAGCTGGGCAAGCATCTGTGCGGCCTGCGGGTCGCCCTGCTGTGCGGCCTGCATCATCTGCGGCATGGTTTCTTCGGTCACACCCATCTGCTTGGCAGCGGCTTCCAGCATGGTCACAGGTCGGTTAAGCCCGACGAACCGGACGTTCATCTCGTTGTCGGTAACGCGGATCCAGCGTTCTTCTTTCCAGAACTGGCGAATGCGGCACCACACCGAACGATAGACCATCAGCGACAAGCGGCGGATTGCGTCCAGATAGTCAGCGGCTTCCGTCATGCCGCCCATCTGCTGCAACGCGATAGCCTTGCCTGACTGCCCGCCAGTGTCCTTGCCCGCCATTGCGCTATTGACGCCAGTGCGGTGGATATGATCGCGGGCGTCAACCATCAGGTTGAGATTGCCCATCAGCATGTCGGACGTTTGCAGAATTTCTACGTCGCCAGCCTCGCCGATGAATACACCATCAGGCTTAGCAAGCTCCTTGCGCACATCATCGGCGTTCTGCGCCACGTTAGGCGATACGCGAACCTGCCGGGTATTGACCGTATGCAGCGACTTCGACCGGCGCTTGTTGATCTCATCTTGCGGGCTAATCATAGCCTGCACTTCGCCGTAGCGGTTGTTATCGCGGTCAACGTAAAGCGAGATTGCCTTGATCGGGCATTCAGGCTGGTCGTCGTCGCCAAGGTAAGGCGAAGGCTGCGGCTCGACTACAAAGCCCGCCTTGGTGAAGATGCAATACTTCCAGCCCTCAGCGTCCCGGTAGTAATGCTCGCAAACCCGGACGCGGCGGCGCTTGTGGTCGGCCCACATGTTCCACTTAGGCTTGTCGTCATAAGTCTCAGACCCTTGAGCCTGCCGCCAGGTATCGGTCAGCGCGTCCTTGCCCTCAGGATAAGCCGCGATGGCGTCGTCAAGGTCCATCCAAACGACAATGCCCTTGAACTTGGCGTCCTCGAAGTCGTCCTCGGCGCTGTGCGGGTCGTAATAGAAGCGATCCCAGGCGATGCGGCGAATGTCCGGATCAAAGCCGCTGCGGGTCTGCTTTACCCCGATGAACGCAATGCCCGTTCCCTGAATGGCAATGTTCTTTGCCGCCTTGGAACGAACGTCGTCCCAATTGCTATCATCGCAGACAAAGCGGATTGCATCGGTTGCAGCGCGTGCGGAGTCCTCGTCCTGCGGATTGCGCGGGAATGCCTTCGGGTCTTTGCGGGTCTGCTTTTCCAGCCCCAGCATCGTTTTGACCTTGGGCTTGATCTCATTGAACACAACGGCAGGTTGGCCGCGCTTCTTGAGCGTAGCCTCTTCCTCTGCGGTTAGCTGCTTGTCGTCGAAGTAATCCTGGCAGCGTTCCGCATTACGGCGCGCGTCAACGGTTGCATCCTCGGCAGCCTCAAACTCGCGGACGAGCTGCTCAAGGGTCACGCTGTCTTCCATGAAGCGCCTTCCTCCTTACCCTTGAATGCCCGATCCCACCGATCACGCGGCGGGCCTGACTGTTGTTGCCGTGGTTTGTATCCGGTGCGGCGCAGTTCCTCTAAGGCGTAGCGCAGCGCATCAATCGTGTGATTGTTCTTGTCTTCCAGAACGGGGAGAATGTCGCCCGTGTGGTCGTCAACCTTGTAAGCGTAGAGCGTCAGTTCCTCCGCCACCTTCTTGCAGCGGGGATGCACGATAATGTCGAACGAGCGCAGAAACTCTATCCCGTCTTCAATTGAGCCGGGGCCTTTGACCGCCTGTGTTATCCTGAAGCCTTGCCGCTTCATGTAGCTGACCGTCTCAGGTCTGGCGCTATCAGCCCGGATTAGCCACTTGCGGCTTCCAGGGATGGTGTCAAACAGCGCCGGGGTCTTGTCGATCTCGCAACCGACTTGCCAGGCCTCGGCATCTACAAACAGCTTGCGGCCTTCAACGTGGCAGCGCACCAATACAGTCGGATCGACCGCAAAGCCCCAGTCTGCCCCGAACCTGTGAACCGCATCGGCAGGCGGATCGAATGCCTCGATCTTCCAGTTACGAAACACCCGCGCTTCGCTGTTCAGGCTGTAATGGCCTTCCCAAACGTGCAGGAACTTGTCGGGATCGCGCTTGCGGTCGTCCTCTAGGTCAGCCCTTAGCTCGGCAGGCAGGAACGGGTTGTCGTTCCAGTTGACCTCGATCACTACGCTGTCTTGCGGCGGGTTCTCGCCCCTTAGCAATACGTCAACCGGATCGGTCGGCTTGGCAGGGTTCCAGCTAAACCATAGTTCCGAACCGGGCTTGCGAATGGTCGGGCGCAACAGGTCTAGACTGCGCTGCGATAGGCTCTGCGCTTCCTCAACCCAGGCAACGTCAAAACCCTCTAGCGACTTGATGCTGTCCGCCGTGTGGTTTTGCATCCCCTGGAACATGATTAGACCGCCACCGGGCGTTCTGATCTCTGCTTCCAGTATCTCGAACTGGTCTTGAACGCCTAGCTTGCGTATCTTGTCCTCAACCAGAAGCTTCACGCTGTTCTTTAGCGACTTCTGAACCTCACGAACGCAGGCAGCGCGAAGGCCGGGTTGCAGGATTGCCTTCTCAACTAATAGCTCGGCAAAGAAGTGGCTCTTGCCGCTACCTCTTCCGCCATGTGCGCCCTTGTAGCGAGCTGGTCCTAGTAACGGGACAAACTTACGCGGCGTCGGGATTTGCAGGATCGACAATGGTCCGCCTAATCTCGGTGGTCTTGTTGTCGGTCTGGATCGGCCCGCCGTCCTTGCCGGTCAGTTCCGTTCCCTTCACTTCGCGCCAGTCACGCGGGAAACGAGCGGCCATCGAACGCGACCAAATCGGCGCGCTGATGTTGTTCTCAATCATGCCAATGCGGCCCGCGCGTTCCCACCAAGCCTGTGAGCATTGCATCGCGTGTGTAAAGGCTTCCAGAAATTCCGGGTGGGCCTCGGTCCAATTGGTTTCCAGGGTATTGCGCGAAACGCCAATCTCTGCCGCCATCTCGACAACGGAAAAGCCTTCTTTCCCCATGCGGATTACGTCATCGCAATACTTGGGATCATACAACGAAGGGCGACCAGCAGGCATTTGGTCGGTCCTTTCCAAATTAACCCCGATCACACGCGCGCCTACCCGAATGCGTCTCGGTTCCGACGCTTGCTCATTGCAGAGGGTGGGGTGTGACCGGGGACCGGCTGCGAGG